CCAGAATCCATCGAGCACGGCCTGAACCTGCTTATTTTTTGATTCGTAGGGCATGCCTTCCGCGAGGATAAAGGCGGTCGTTATATCGACGAGCCAGCCGGCGAGGGGGTTTGTCTCGACGAGCCAGAAGGCGATCTCCATCATGCGGTCCTGCGTGACCGGAAGGAGATCCCGCTCGGCATTGCCTGTAAGCTTCCGCCATTGGATGTCCTCTATAGTCGGAGCGGACAGCGATGATGATGCGGCAGTCAGGCGGTCGGCGACGAGATCATCTATCTTCTTGCCGAAGAGCTTTTGTGTTGCCCACTCTTTTAGTTTCATGCGGCTCTCCTCCTGCTGTAATGGTCGCGGATCCTGATGCGTTCCCGCCCGGGGCGGTTTGCATGGTAGTCGTCCTCTTTTGTCTCGCTCGATGAGCCGGCCGCCGCGACCATCTTCCCCTCCAGGAGCCGTTTGAGCATCTCCGCTCCATCGGGGCCGTCGTCATGGCCGCCCTTGCCTTTCGGGCGGTAATAGACGAATTGTCTGATCAGCTCGCCCATGCCGTGTCTCCTGAACCTCATCCAGCCGTTTTTTATCCATGGCTGAAGGGTAATGATGCGGAGGTCCTTGTCCACGTTCGGCCTGTCGCCCTTGACGTTGATCGTGAGACCGCGCCCGTGCGCCTCCTTCTCAAAGGTGTCCTTAAAATATTCCTGGAACTGCACCTCCTCGATAACCACCTCATCAAAGGGATCGCGCTTGTGGTGTTCGAGCGTATCGTCGATGATCTTGTCGGGGTGCCGTTTCTCGATGTCGCCCACGGTGAGATAGATGATCTTGTCCTTCATCCTGCCCGCGACGATCGCCGAGGGATCGTTGTGCTTTGATTTCTTGCCCAGGGACGGATCGATCGCGCATCCCTGCGGGATACCGGTCAGGTCGACCTCGTCGTCATCCCAGTACTGGATCCACTCCTCCAGGAATACGGCATCCTCCGGGTTAATAGGCTCGTTTTGTTTCTCCGAGTTAAAATACGCAGGCCCCTCGGAGATATACATCTTCATCAGGTAATAGTACGGCTCGCGCTCCGGCCAGAGGACCTCGGTGTTCGCGAGCATCTCCTTTTCGTTTGTATTGAAGAAGGCGTCGGCCTGCTCCTCGGCCTCTTCCTTGGTCACGGTGACATCGGTGAAGAGGGCTTCCCAGTGTTCCCAGAGCTTTGCCTTTGACCAGCTCAAAATGGATTTGAATTTCCTCCCCTTCCAGCCGGGTTTGCGGAGCAGGTTCGCCAGGAGGGAATCGTAATGCAGGATCGTGCCGACGACGATATAGACCGTATCGGGCTGTCCTATCTTCATGAGGGCCTTGAAGAACCACCGTTCCAGCTTTTTCCGCTGGTCAGGGGACTCGACCGACTCGTCCGATTCCAGGTCGTCGCAGATAACGAGATCGGGCCGTTTGCTGCCGTGGCGCATACCGCGGAGTTTCTGCCCCGCGCCGATACCCCGGATCTTTATGCCGTTCCGGGTAATGATCGCATCGACGCGCCAGACCGGGCCCTCCCCGCAGAGGTCCGGGAAGTCCTGCCTGAGCCGCTCGTTCGTCTCTATCTCCGCCTTGATGAAGCTGATGAAGTCCTGCGACTGGAGGGCGGTCTCGGAAACGATCAGGGGAAACCTGCGGTATTTGTATGCCGCGCACCATACGGGCAGGATCAGCGTCCGCCAGGTGGATTTTGCATTGCCGCGGGGCGCTGCGTCCGCTTCGCGATCCCCTTCGCCTGTATCGATGGCCCTGAAGATCATCGCCGGGTCCCGCTCGCAGAAATAGCGGTGGAGCGCGGAGGACGGCAGATCGATATAGTGCGGGAAATATGTCCTGGCAAAGAATTCGAGGTCGGTCCGCCCGCGGGCAATACGCTTGGCCTGCGCTTTTTTATCATCCGGGAACGGCTTTGCCTTTGCCTGGATGAGGTTCCGCAGGACCTCTATCTCTTTGTCGAATTTCCTGTCAGTCACGTTAAGCGGCATATTTTTCCTTTGCAAACTGTATAAAATCATCAAAGTTCTTTTCTATGACCCCGACCGAATCAGGGTCGTTCTTGCTGAGCCAGTCGATGAGGTCCCGCATGAAGCCCAGGAAGAGCGTCGATTTGTACGCCCCCGTCTTTGCCTTGATCTCCGATATCGACTTGATGATGCCGGTATAGGCGAACATCGCCTGGTTATCGGCGGCGTTGTCCCCCAGCGTCGCAAAATACTTTTCGTAGCGTTCCCTCACCGCATCGAGGCTGGTGATCGCCTTCGCTTCGTGGTTTTCCATGGCCTCTTTCCCTTTTTGCTCCTCGGCTTCAGCCCGGGCTGCGCGTTCCTTCCAGTTGTATTTTTCTATCCAAGTATAGAGCGTCGGCTTAGTGATGAAGTAACCCTTCTTCGACAGCGACCGCATTGTTCGCTCTATGTTTTGTCCGCACTCCCGCCAGGTCTTATATGCATCTTCGCGGGTATCGGTCTGATAACTCTTGTTTGCCATCTAAAACCTCGTATCCACGCCGACGTCCTTCGTAAAACCGTCGAGGACATCGAGGCCCTGCGGGGTTATGGTGACCATCTCGATCCTCACGCCGGTAGATTCCCGCGTTTCCCGGCAGACAAACGCCTTCCCTGAGAGATAGACGATATGGCTCTCCAGTTCCTCCTCCGTGATCGTGTACCGGAGATCGTCAAGGAGAAAATGCAAAACCTTGAAATCAACGGGCCCGGGGTGCTGGTGTGCGAGGAGCTTCAGGATCGCTCCCCTGATCCGTCTGTACTTTTCTTTTTTAGCCTCCATATTCCCGCTCCTCTAAACGCTCTAATTTCTCCATGATGCATTTCTGCAGGATGAGCATTTCCCGGTGTTCAGCATTGTCTTTTGTCACAAATCCCTGTATCGTATCCCTTAGCCCTTCCGTGCCCTGCGCCAGCTTTGCCAGTGATTCGGCCTGCGCCTGCTGCGCTCCTACAAAGTCGCCGGCGAATCCCTTGACGAGATCTCCGGCTTTGTCAAGCGCCTTACAGCCAAGCTTATAAAACGCCACAATTATCAAACCGGCTATCACCGCGCCGGGCCCCCAGAAACATAACGATTTAAGTACCTCTCCCCAGCTCAACATGCCCCCCTGCGATTAATCCGTTGTATAGGAAAAGTTCAGCAGCCCTCCGTAAGCGGGTTTCCCTTTGGCCGCGTCATAGACGATTGCCGGGCCGAGGACGCATTTAAAATTGTTTAGCAGAAAGTTGATCCCGGTGCCGTTGAAAAGTTTTATCAGGTCCAGGTTCACGGATCCGCCCACAAGGGTGCCGCTGTCATTGCCTGTCACCCGGGCTGCGGCCGTAGCGTGCAGCGTGAGGGACAATTTGCCGCCCTTGCTGCCGATGCTCTTTTCATACGAGGCAACATCAAAACCCGCTCCGATCGCCAGGAACGCCGATTCCCCCGGAGAGGCGAGATACAGGTTGTCCTGGCCCATGCTGAGAAGCCCAAACTTTGCACCGCCGGTGTCTGACGCTGCCGGCTCCGGCGTGTCGTCGGCAAAAGCCACTGCTGCCGCAAAAAACACAATGGCCAGCAGCACAATCAGTATTTTTGAGATATGTTTTTTCATCGTCATCCTCCAAATAGTTTTTTAAAAAACCCGGACAATTTAATGTCCCAGTCAACGCGCCATGTCTTTTTGATCTCCACGCGCGGCAGCGTTGTTCCCTTTTTCTCCTGTTCGTCCAATATCTTTTTAACGATCTCAGTCCCGCTCATTGTCTGCCTTTGATTTTTTTATGATCCCGACGAGGCCCGTCACGGCTCCGTACAGAGCCACCCCTGCTGGCACAAACTCCTTAATGAGCCCGCCGATAACCGAAGCATTGTCTGCCATAGCGGCGGCAAGATCCACAGGCACAGCCACATCCAAAAAAACATAAAGACAACCGCCAATGAGGACCATGACTGCGCCGAAGAAACGCCGCGAGACGTACCAGGGCTTGTCTGTGCCTTTCTCCTCGAGATATACCTTTCTGACATCTTTCCACTGTGCTAAAAGCTTTATGTATTTGAACATTGCTTACCTCCTCTTCTCCCAGTATTCCCGGAGCATCGAGCAGCCCTCTTCGTGGAGCCCGAGCATGTGGGCGGTATCGGGTTTTGTGTGCCATGAGGCCCAGACGATCTCAAAGTGGGTTGAAAGAAAAGCGTCCGGCAGGATCACCTGGCGGGTGCCGAGCTTTGTGCGATACAGACCAAGCTCCCGCCGATGGCCGACGTAACAGAGAGCAACCATCTCGGTACATGACACGCCGAGGCCGTATCTTTTCATGTTTGATAGAGCCGCCTCTTTGTCCTGGAACAGATCGCTCACTATCTCCAGATCAAAGGTAAATGTATCGTCATAAGGACAGCCAACCATTTCCCGGGCACGTCTACATGCCTCATGCCGAACTTCTTCGGACACCAGCGGTTTGAGGATCACTGCATAATCGGTGTTCAGTGGATGATGCGGATGCCGGTACACCACTCCATCGCTCACTGCTTCGACGATCCTCGTAGTGTTTTTAGTGTCCACAATCCAGGCGTGCTTCATAAAACCGTTGATGGCGATATTGCTGAGATCTCCACGATTCCGGTGCAACCCGACGTAGCCGGGACATGACCTCTCTACCGCCCGGGCCATGTCATCATAGTCGATCAGGCGTTCATATTTGCCCCAGGCAAGCCCGAAAGGGCAATGCTCGCGCCGGATATCCCCTGCGAGGAATATGAGCTTCTTCCTGATTTGTTTTACGGCATCCATTCTTTAAGATTCCCTTAACCAGTGGTATCCGAGAACATCCGCCTCTTTGTATGACGATACCTTCACGCAGTCGTTTTGATTCCCTCCGAGCACCTTGATAAGCCCGCCTGGGGCCTTACGCACAAAAAAACCAACGTGGCCAGCTGGGGGATTGCCGCGTCTCAAAACAACGATACAGCCAGGGACCGGGATTTCCACCTCCCTGCCCCAGTAAAGCCATACGCGTGCCCTTGCACTGCCTGTTCCCTCGATGCCGAGTTGTTTCAACACCCAGTTGCAAAATGCCGAGCACCAGGGCGTTTCATCGTCGGTGGCTTTCAGCATGGTGCACTGGTTGTATTCGACGATTCGCGGATTATCCTCGTTGCCAGGGATCTCCTTGACGCCGATCTCCGCCGTCGCAATCTCAAGACATCTCTTCCGCAACTCATCCCCGGTCATCCATCACCTCATTGCCCGGAGGGGCAATCCCGCCCCTCCGGTCGTCTCGTTGTGGCTCTCTCTGGCCGTGTTATCCCAG